TTATCAATACAGAGTATCTACAAGGTCTAGTTGACGAAGTGTCACCTATCTTTGTTTACTCTAACCCTGCTTCAGAGTGTTACATCATTGATTGGGAGTTAGTTCCACATGAAGAGAATCCTTGGGACGAGTGGGAAACACCTTATAAGTTAATTAAGGAAGGTAAACCTATGTCAGAAATTGCATGGTCAATGTCTAAGTTCACCGACAATACTGAAGACGGATACTTAAGAAGTGAGATTTCATGGCAAGACCAAACATGGTTTTACAAAGCAGATGGTGAAGTGAGTTCGTATCACTCTGTTTATGAAATGACTGATGGACAGAGATGTGTTGGTCAGAAAGGACTCAAAGAATATTTTAATAATTTAGAGGTAGCATAATATGATAATAAAAGATTACGAAGTGTGTTCTCCCGATATGACTTCGGGTGGAACTTCCCTTAAGGGATATAAGACGACAACCTATGACAGGTTGTGTCAAGTGTTGGGCCCCCCAACGTTTACTAGTGCTGACCCATATGACAAAGTGTCATGTGAGTGGTACATAGATGCAAAGTGGTATGATGCACAAAACATCGATGAGATTGACTATGATGATTGGGAGTATGAGACTGTCACCATCTATGCATGGAAGTACGGATACATTCCTACGGAAGAGTGTCAGTGGAATATTGGTGGGACATCCTACAATGCAACAGATGTTGTTGACATGATTGTTGACAACTTTAATAGAAATGGTGAAAACCACAACGGAGAAAGATATGCAGCTTAATTATGAAAGTGCAAAACTAATTGCAGAATGTACAGGTGGTAAGTTATCAGCAGATGATGTTATAAATCTTGCAACCTATGGAACAACTAATGCACAAGACATGAATCCTTTTCAAGGTGACATGTTTGATGATGGTACATGTATGTGTGGGGTCAAAGATTGTCCCGATGCATATGCACATACCACGAGTGGGTGTTAGGATGGTTACATTAAATCAGAACCAACCACCTTTTGAATCTGCAGAGTGGTTCCCCGAATTAGATGCACTACAGGAAAGTGGTAAGATGAATATGTTCGGAGCTCCTAGGTGGTTACAAGATACATTTGGGTTCTCTAAAGAACAAGCACAAACAATCTTTAAAGCATGGACAGAGTACAAATCATGAAGATGAGATATATAAGTTTTACACTAGGTGCATTACTAGGTTTCCTATGTGGTGCAATGGTAATGAAGGTTGAGGCTTCTGATGCAAACAATGACATTTATTGTATGGCACAGAACATTTACTTTGAGAGTGGTAACCAACCACTAGCAGGTAAGATTGCAGTTGCACAAGTAGTTCAGAATAGAATGGCACATCCCAACTATCCATCTACTGCATGTGATGTTATTTACGATGCAAAGTGGAGAACTAACTGGAAAGGTTTAAGTGTTCCAGTGTTAAACATGTGTCAGTTCAGTTGGTTTTGTGATGGTAAGTCAGACGACCCAGTGGATAGTCCAACGTGGTTGTCCTCACTCAACATTGCAAGGAACGTAGTGCAAGGTGGATACGGAGATATCACTGAAGGTGCTACTCACTATCATGCAAATACAGTTCACCCTTATTGGGCAGACTCATTGAATGAGACTGTAATTATTAACGACCATATATTTTACAAATGAATCAATATCAAACAGAAACAAATTACATCAACGATGGAGTGCAACACCTTTATAAATTTCCTAATAACTATGGTGCAAGTGTAGTCAAACACGATTTTAGTTATGGTGGTAAGAGTGGGTTGTGGGAACTTGCAGTATTAGATTACTCTATAGACAAGACTGGTGAAATGTGTTATACTAGTGGTATAACCGAAGATGTTATCGGACACTTGACATGGAAGAATGTCGAAGAGTTCTTATTAGAGATTAAACAACTATGAATTTATTTTACTTACACAAAGACCCAGTACAATCTGCAGAAATGCATTGTGACAAACATGTCGTCAAGATGATTATCGAGTATGCACAAATGTTATCTACTGCACATAGGATGTTAGATGGTAAACAATACACTGATGCATCTAGTGGTCGTAGGATTCAGAGATGGAGACTAGACAACTCTAATATGGATGGTGTCTTATACAAAGCATCACACATCAACCACCCTTCTACACGTTGGGTCAGAGAGAATGCAATCCAGTATCAGTATGCATACGATATGTTTACTGCACTATGTGACGAATACACTTATCGTTATGGTAAAGTCCATCTAACCGATACAAAACTTAGAGGTCTCTTAGACTTCTTACCAAACAACATTACACTAGGTGTCTATTCAGAACCACCCCAGTGTATGCCTGATGATGTCAAGATGGAATCAACTATTGATGCATACCATAAATACTATGCAATCTACAAGAAAGATTTTGCAGTATGGACTGATAGACCAGTCCCACAATTTATGAGTATATGATGCCCTTATATGATTTTTTAAATAATGAGACAGGTGAAGTTGAAGAACATAACATGTCCTATACCAAACTCGACCAATTCAAAGAAGATAACCCACACCTCAAACAAGTTATACTTGGAACGCCAGGTATTGTTGGTGGACATGGTGACAGGGTAAAACTCGATGGTGGATTCAAAGATGTCCTCAATAAAATTTCTTCTGCAAATCCAGGCTCACCTATGGACAGACATAGACAACGTGGGGTCAAAGAAGTAAAGACTAAAGAAATAGTCAAAAAACACCTAGACATTCAGTCAAGAAAGAAGTAAAATAGAACTATGAAATTAAAAACTAACTTAGTAGAGTTACATGAACTCGAACATCTAGACTTAAAAACAACTAACAAAGATGGTAAGAGATACTATACGGATGGAGAAGAGACTTTCTATTATCCAAGTGTTACCAGTGTAACAGGTTTACTCTCAAGTGACCAAATCAAGTTATGGAGAAAACGTGTTGGTGAAGAAACTGCAAACAAGATTACTGCACAAGCAACCAAACGTGGAACTAACTTCCATCAGATAGTGGAAGATTATCTAAGAAAGGAAAAAGAGTTTATTGAGTTTGATAACGTTTTACAGGAAGGTATGTTTAAGGCAATGCAACCAGTACTGGATGATATCATTCCTATTAGTTTAGAAGCACCATTGTTTTCAAACGTTCTGCAGATGGCAGGTCGGGTTGATTGTGTTGGTATCTATGATGATGTATTACAAATTATAGATTTCAAGACGAGTGCAAAGTTTAAAGAAGAGTACATGGCAAAGAACTGGTATATCCAAATGACTGCATATGCAATCATGGTAGAAGAGTTGACTGGTCATGAAATTGAAGAGATAACTGCAATGGTAGCTATTGAAGGTCATAACACTTTTCAAATATTTACAGCAGACCCTAGGGACTATGTAGATGAGTTAAACGACTTACGAGTCAGATATAAAAATATATACGGAGTATAGAATGGAAGATATCAGAATAAGAGTGCATGAAGGACATCATGTTTCATTAATAAAAGAAAAACGAATCAGTGCAGAAGCACTAGAAGTCTTGGGTATATGTGATACCATGATTGAAGAGTTCATCGAGGATGGAGAAGTCGAAGTTGGTTTTGAAATAGAAAACGTAATTGACCCAAACTATGCACACCTCAATGGTTATCATGTTGATGATGCTATTAGAGAACTCATCGAGTATTCAGAAACATTTGAGGATGAAGAGGATTGGATTTCAGATAGAAAAGGTTATACAGAAGTTACACATTCGTTTATCAAAGACGGAGAGGCATTGTACCGATGATATCACGTAAAGAATTCACTGAACAAGTTGAAAAATTGATTATGAGAGGGACGGAAGTTATGGATGCATGTGTAAAAGTATGTGAAATGAATAACATTGAACCCGAGTCAGCAAAGAGGTTACTATCTCAACCTCTAAAAGAGAAACTAGAAGCAGAAGCAACTGGACTCAATATGGTAAATAGAGGTAATCATTCGCAGAGTTCCCTAAAAGGGTTCTTTGCAGTAACGGAGAAATAATGAGTCATTTTATAGATATCATGAAGACAGTGTTGGTCACAAGAGCAACAGATTTTAACGGAAGGTCAGACAGACCCGAATTTTGGTGGTTCTCATTATACATAAGTATAATTGCAGTACTACTAGGATTAGTAGATAATTATGTAATAGGATTTACATTTTGGAGTATACTGGAACCATTTGGTGAAATGAACGAATGTGGAGTATTAGTAGCATTACTTATGGTAGCAACTTTTGTTCAAAGCATATCAGTAACAGCAAGAAGATTACACGACAGAGGTCGTAGTGGTTGGTGGCAGTTAATGTTTGTAGTACCAGTATTAAACTTTATACCATTATATTGGTGTGTAAGAGATGCAAAGGATACCTATGCAGCTAAGAAATACAAAAACCCTTACGGAGCAAGATAATGCAAACAGGTGACGTAGTAACAGTAGTTACAATTAGTGGAGAGTATGTTGGAAAACTAGTCTCTCAAGAAGATAGTGCAATTACGATTGACAACCCTAGGATGATTCTATCCAACCCACAAGATGGGTCAATGGGTTTTGCAAAAGGTATAGCTGCAACGGGAGTGGAGAATCCACCTGTTGCAACATTCCACAATGTAGTGTTCGTAGTTCCATCCAACGATAAGGTCGTTGAGGCACATGCAATATCAACAGGTGAAAAAGATGCACCTTTGATTGATGTACCAGCAGAGAAGAAGATTATTACTTAATGACTTCTAGAGAAGGATACGATGCTTACACATTATACCTTGGGATAAAGTTACACTTCTATTCCAAGGATTATGATTTCGTTAAGTACAACGGAAAGGTAAAGTCAGATATCAATTCCTTCTTAAAACGTAAAGACAAATACCACTTTGGTAAATTGTTCCGAACATATAAACAAGAACTGCAAGACTTCTACATTGCAAACCTATCCTTTAAAGATTATTGGGCAGGTGACTTATTAGACAAAGAGTGTGATAAGAGATATAAGGAATGGAAGAAGAGGAATCAGAAACTTGGATATATGTTTGAGACAGAAGTATCAGACTTAATGAGAAAGTATAAGATAGATACTCAACTTAAAGTGGTCAATGGTCAACACCCTCGTTTACTTAAATCATATATGAGTAAACAAACAAGTTTAGAAACCATCTGCATCATGGATGAGATAATAGGTTTCACTAAGGATTGGGAAACACTTATAACAGAGAAGGTAGTGTATCCCGACTTACACATAAAGATTAACAAATACAAGTCGTTTATAACATACGACCAAAAGAAATACAAGAATAAATTGATAGAACTATGCTCTACTTAATAGGTAACGGCCCAAGTCGAAAAGACTTTGATTGGGATTCCTTTTTAGAGGAAGGACATGAATGGTGGGGATTCAATGGAATTTATCAACAACAGAAACCCGACTTATTGTTTGCACTTGATATACCAGTACAGAGACAAGTCATAGATGATATGTATCACTATGAGAACAAAGTTGCAGTTGGAGACTTCGACCCGATACCTATGGAGATGTGGGACTTAATGACAAATGGGTTTGAATACAGTCACCAACCTCAGAACATATTTAAAGTTAGAAAAGACGGGGACGATTTATTTACGATACAGGGATTTGATGATGTGGTATCTTGTATTGGATATAGTAGTGTTCATAAAGATAACATAGTTATATATAATAATCCAAAACTTAAGAATTTATTTGGTGGAATGTCTGCATTAGGATATGCAGCCGAACATAAATATACGGATATATGTTTGATTGGGTTTGATGCATTAGAACATGCAGACCCTACAAGTATATACAGTGGTGATTACTTAAATTACCAAGATGAGTATACAGAGGAGTCGAGAGTCTTCCATACTCAACAACAACAGTTTCTTGCTCTGTTAAAAGAGTATGAAAACATTAATGTTTATTGGAAAAAACCCCTTGACGGGTTGGTGAAGGTAGACTATAATGTACTTAACTATGAAAATAGTGAAGAGTGGATACTTGGGGTGGGTCACCCATCTGAAGTATCTTTATAAAATTGTAATAAAATGCGATATAATTGTAATAAAATAGGAGAATACAATGTCAAGTAGTTTAGATAAACTAAGAGCTGCAATGGAAACAGCTTCACCAACAGAAGGTGCAAAAAAATCCTACAATGACGATACTATGTGGAAACCCGAACTCGATAAGAGTGGTAATGGTTATGCAGTAGTTCGTTTCTTGCCTACTCCCGATGGAGAAGAGATGCCTTGGGTATCATACTTCGACCATGGATTCCAAGGGCCAGGTGGATGGTATATTGAGAAGTCTTTAACGACTCTTAATAAACAAGACCCTGTCAGTGAATATAATACCCAGTTGTGGAATACAGGTATTGAAGCAAATAAAGAGATTGCACGTAAACAGAAAAGACGTTTACATTATGTGTCCAATGTCTATGTTGTTTCAGACCCTAAAAATCCCGACAACGAAGGTAAAGTATTCAAATATAGATTTGGTAAAAAAATCTTTGAAGCACTCAAGGAAGCAATCTCACCAGCATTTGAAGATGAGAAAGCAATCAATCCTTTTGACTTAAGAGATGAAGGTGCTAATTTCAAAATCAAAATCCGTAAGGTTGATGGTTACTGGAATTATGATAAATCTGAATTCGATTCAGTTGCACCATTATTTACTGATGAAAATAAACTAAACGACATATATACAAGTGTCCATAGTTTAAGTGGTATTATTGCACCAAGTGAATTCAAATCCTACGAGGAACTCAAAGAGAAACTCGATAGAGTATTAGGTTTACAAGGTTCAGTAAGTAACTCTACAGCAGAGTCAGTTGCAGAAGATATGGAAGAAGTGCCATGGTCTAATGTAAACACTGAAACTGTTGCAGAAGAACCTGTAATCTCATCAGCAGAAACAACCTCACCACAAGTAGAGGAAGATGATGCGATGGATTACTTTAAGAAGTTAGCTGCAGATAGCTAGTCTTCTTACAATGGGGTAGTCGTGTTTATTCAAAATGTGTCCTTGAAAATAAGACGACTACGAACTGAGGCCGTGGATTGGTTTAAATATGTCATGTATTTAAATTGGGGGTATTCAGTAAGGGAAAGGTCAATAGCATATAGCGGATTGGTCGGTGAAGAACGGGTTGCTGTAAGGCGTGGGGTGACTTCACATTTTTAGGATTATATTATGAAGAGTGAGTACTATAAAAACATACTACCATGGAATGAGAACGAAAGGGTTATTGACCAATTTGGTTGGAACATACAATCAGTTATAACTCCAACTGCATCATCTAAGAGTAATTGGGATGATGCGTACTTACCTGCGTGGGAATCAAAGAGACAGATTTATGAAACGGCTGCAGAGAATCGTCTTCCTAAAGGTGTATTGATGAGTGAGTTTCATGCTGGTTTATGTGAGAACATAGTTCACTATTGGTCTATGGTTGGTGATACAATCGTTGACCCATTTGCTGGAAGATTGACACGTGCATTCGTATCACAAACATTAGGAAGAAACTATTATGGTTATGATGTATCTCCCGAAACAGTTAAGAAGGTTAGACATGAGTTAGACAGACATGAACTCGGTGCAACCATCTATGAAGAAGACGGGTGTGAAATGAAATCAACACCTAATGAATCTGCAAACTTAGTTATGACTTGTCCACCTTACGCTGATATAGAAAGATACGAAAGTGCAGAAGGACAGTTGTCAGACATAAGGAAGTATGACGAGTTTTGTGAAAGGATACAAGTTTGTGGAGATAACATAGAGAGAGTTTTAAAGCCAGGTGGTTTTGCAGTTTGGGTTTGTGGTGATTTTAGAAAAGATGGAGAGTATAAATCTTTCCATTCAGACACTATAAATATGTTCACTAAGTCGGGTCTGATATTACATGATATAATTGTAATGAAGAACAATACTATATTTGCAGCTTTACAAGCAGGTAAATGTGCAAGTAAAAGATACACTGCAAAAGTTCATGAGTTCGTGTTAGTGTTTCGTAAAGAAGGGGAACTAGAATATAGTTCAGATAAAATAAAAAACAGAGAGGAATCTTTAGAAAAATTTTTCAAATAATATGCCAAGTGTTAAACCAAGATTAAACCCGAAGAATAGAATGGAAGAACCATTCGATAGACTTCTTCGTAGATTCAAAAAAGAATGCGATAACGCAGGTATCGTACAAGAGGTTAGAGATAGAAAGTATCACGAGAAACCTAACGATACTAAGAATCAGAAGAACCAAGATTTAAAGAGAAAGAAAAAGTTAGACCTTAAGAGACGTAACAACGCAAACTACAGAAAGATAAGATAATGAGTAATTGGCATGGGGGAAAAGGTTCCAAGAGAAGGAACTCAAACGAAGAAGCCTATGCTGATGGATGGGAACTTGCATTCGGAAAAAAGAAACCTGTAGTTAAGGTAAGAAAAGAAACACCAAGTCATGGTGCATCACAAGTCCATTCGGACAAAACAAAATATAATAGGAAGAAGTCAGACCCAATACTATAAATAGTAGTATGTCTCGACTCACCTTCAAAGAAATAGAATTACTTAAACCCGTAGAACTCCAAGAAAGACAGAAGGAGTCCTTAGACTGGTTTAAATCAAACCTCAAGACAATCAAGTCATATGCAAAACCCGATAAGGTTTTAAACCAAGCAGGCGAAGACATCATACCTACAGAAATGATAGTAGGAGAGATGTACATGTTTATGTATAATGCAAAACACAAAGATACCCTTCCCTACTACGACAGATTCCCTTTAATCTTTATGTTAGAGAGTTACAACAATGGATTCTTAGGACTTAACTTACACTATCTACACCCTAGATTTAGAGTAGGACTACTAGAGAACTTGTATGCATACTCTAATGATTTTGATGATGAGAGTGTTGCAGATGAGAACGTTAGACTAGGGTTAAGATATCAATCACTTGCAACTGCATCCAATCTAAGAGTTGCAAAACCATGTGTCAAACAATATCTATTTGAACACTTGGACTCTAAGATAGTTAAAGTGAATCCAAGTCAGTGGGACTTTGTTCCTTTATTACCACTTTCTAAGTTTACAAGTGCAACAGGAAGTATAAATACTAACACAGTTTACAGGGAAACTAGAGAAAAAATCATATGAGTATACTAGACAGATTGATTGGTCTTAAATCGGGAGATGAAAATCTTCAGATAGATAAATTAAAGTACAACTTTGACACGGGTGCAAGAGGAAACTATTTCATGGTTAACATCTTTGGGCCACAAGGTATTGCACTTGAAGGTTGGAGATGTGAAACTGTACAAATTCCTTCTAGAGAATTGGAGGCAAGTCAGTGGTCTTCATACGGCCCTGTTAGGAACATTCCAAACAATATAACAATGGATGGTCAAAGAGTTCCTATGACATTTTTATGTGACCAACACTTTGCAGATAAGTTTATATTAGATGCATGGCAGTCCTATATCTATACTGGAACTGGAACACATGAAGACCAAGGTAATTCATTGAGACCTACATTTAGATATCAACAAGACTATGTTGGTAGAGTAGAGATTATCTCTATGAGAAAGGATGGTGCAGATGCAATGAAGACAACACTTCATAATGCATACCCAATAACATTAGGTGCTATGACACATAACACTGGTGCAAGAGATGAGATAATGAAATTTGAAGTAACATTCTCATTTGAAACATTTGATACTGAGTATGTAAATGCACCTAAATTATCCTTACTAAATAAAGGTAGAAGAGTATTAGATGCACTTCTAGAAACTGATAAATTGCGTGGAAGGTTTGGAAATAAAGTCCGAAGTTTAGACGCGAGATTGAAAAAATACGATGATAGATTGACTAGAATTTCAAATATCTTCGGTTAAAATATGGAGTAAATTATGGCATTACCGATACAATCGGCACCTACATTTTTTTGTGAGTTGCCCAGTGATGGTACTGAAGTAAAATTTAGACCCTTCCTAGTGAAGGAACAAAGGAATCTTCTCCTAGCTAAAGAAGACCCGTCCCCAAAAGAAGTATTGCAGAGTGTAAAAAACCTAGTAGAGGTTTGTACCTTTGGTAAAGTTAACACTACTACAATACCTATGTTTGACTTAGAGTTTTTGTTTTTACAAATTAGGTCGAAATCAGTTGGAGAGACAGTAAAAATAAACATCCCCTGTCAGAAAGATTCAAACCACCCATCAACAGAGGTTATTGTCAATGTTGCAGAGGTTGTGGTTGATAAATCATCAATGGTAAACTCTACTATTATGATTAGTGACACTATTGGAGTCGTTATGAGATATCCAACTATTGATGACAGTGAAATTTTAGGAGACAATACAGACGATAACCTGTTTCAAATGATGATACGTTGTATGGTTAGAATCTTTGATAATGAAGAAGTTCACGAAATGGCAGAGACACCTGATTCTGATATTACAGAATTCTTAGATAGTCTCACTATGGGACAATTAGATAAAGTCGGAGAATTCTTTATTGGAGTTCCTCAGTTATCACACAAAATTGAATATAAATGTTCTGAGTGTGAAGAACCTCAGACGACTGTTTTAAGAGGGCTAGACACTTTTTTTTAATAGCTCTTTCTCATGATAACATGATTAATCATTATCAAACTAACTTTCAACTCATGCAACACCATAAATACACATTGAGTGACTTAGACGGAATGATACCTTGGGAAAGAGAGATATACGTTACCCTACTTATGAATTATTTAACTGAGGAGAAAGAACGTCAAAGTCAGAAATAACTAACTAAATTAGAGGACACACTAATGAGCGATATAGATAAATTCTCGGGAGACATGAGTCGTAACGAGGTTGAAATAGACTTGAAGAAGTTCATGGCCATGGTATCAGAGATTGGCGAACTTAAACAAGAAATTTTTGAATTGACAAACGAAGACAGAAAGAATCCATGGCAGAAATGGATTTTCGCTGCAAAAACAATTGATGCATGGAGAATTATACCAAGAGCATTCTTAGGTATATACATGTATCTTCTTTACTACGCAACATTTTGGTTTATGGACTTAGCAGACCCAACACTAGAACAGTCAGGTTTAATATCTGTATTGGTCGGTGCTGGTGCGGCATGGTTTGGACTATACACTTCAAGTGCAGCTAAAGAACATGGGGACACTAACCCTAACTAGGAATAACCAATGGCAGACAATCCTACAGACTTAAACAAACTTTCTGCAGTGATGCAAAAGAATCTTGTATATACATCAGCTCAATTTGATTTAAGTAGAGACCTTGCTCAACAAAGTCAAAAAGTTGCAAAGGCAACCAACAAATCTATTGATAGGGTTGCAGACAATCTTGACCACATAGTGCAGAAGGTAAATACAGTATCTGATAATGCAACAAAGGGAAAATCTATTGAAGGTAACTTCAAAGAATGGATTAAAGATTTTGGAAAGAAGGCTGCAGAAAATCAAACAGAAGTATTTACTACCTCGGGTAAATTGATTAAGAAAGGTGAAAGAGGATTCGAGTTAGCTCAATCTGCATATAATAAAAGAACACAAGATGCATTACAAAAATTTGAACAAAATCAAAAGGAGTTGGCTGACCAAATGAGTGAAGGTCTTCTTAGTCAAGGTATTAAAATGCTAGGTACTACATTAGTATCGGGTGTTAAAAAAGTGGGAAATGCATTTGCTAGTTTTGCTGATGGAGATGTCTTCAGTGGAATAGGTGGAGACCTTAGTGAAATATTTGGTTCTGCAATGGGAAGTAAATTTAAAGACATGTTCAAGAAACTTCAAGCAGTAGTATCGATACCATTAAAATTGTTAAAGGCACCACTTAAGTTATTATCAAAAGGTCTAATGGGTATGAAAAATCTGTTGATGGGTGGTGGTATAGTGGGGAAACTCAAACTAGCTGCTTTAGTCATAGGTTTTTTTGCAGCCTTTAAACTGATTAAGAAGTTAGTTAATAATTTTAAGGAACTGGGTCTTGATAAGGTATTACAAAGTATTAAAGAAGTGATGCAAAATGCATGGTACGCAACAGTTGACGGATTTGATAGACTATTATTATGGTTTGCTGGTGAAGATTCAGAGAGAGGTAAAAAAATTAGTAGAAGAATAGCAGGCAGAGACATTGACCGAGCTGAAACTCTGTTAGCAAGACAAGATATTACCGCACCTAAAAGGAAAGAAGAAGAGACTGATGAAGATTTTGAAAAAAGAAATAAGATGTATACGGCCCAACTTATGGGAGTTCTCCCTAAAGGATACAATAGAGGGGTGATGTCTTCTATACTAGACGAAAGATATGCTGTAGATATGGAAAAAATCAACGATGAAGTTAATAGGGGTAATCTAGATATCGCAAATAGTGAGGGTGCTATAACAACTGGTGAGGTTGTAATAAATGACGCAACAGAAACAGCAACAGTTGAGATTACTATTGATAAAGAGGCTCTTGCAAATCCTGAAGATTCAGACTTAGCAGCCAACCTTGTACCTAAAGAAGTTGAAGTCTCTTCAAAGAAGATTAGTTTTGATTCTAATGAAGATGGTAAAGTATCAAGATTTGAGAAATTCATGGGATTGTACATGCTGACTGGTGGTGGAGCTGATGGTAGGATTTCCCCAGTTACCAGCACACTTAATGCAGAGGCCTTATCAGTAGACAGAACAAAGGAAGAGATAGAAGATGCTGGAACAGCTTTGACGGAGAGACAGCTAAAGAAACAAGCAGAAGATAGTGCAGTCCAAGAATACTATAGACTACGGAAAGAGGCTGATGCATCAGGTCTAGGTGATATCATGGATATGTCAGAAAGTGCTTTTGTCAAAGGTGGGGAAAGAATTAGAGATAACTCTTACTGGCTAGGAGATGCTACCCAAGACAGAAAAGACATACTAGAACTTATGGAGTCTTTGAAATCGAATGATAATTCTGTTGAAGAATTGATTGCAAAATTCCAAGAATATCGAGACGAAATTGATAAAGGAAACGAAAGAACGGCTACTAATAATAATGTTTCCACCATCAGTAGTACTGGTGGAAACACTACTAATTATAGTACAGGTAATCCAAGTGCCACAAACCAATATATCCCTCAAATTATGGGAACTCTTTAAAACTGATAATCTAGTACAGACTCTTCTGTAAACTCAATCTCTTTTATCGTCTTCATAACTCTTTCACTGTTTGTATACATGTCAGGTCTATCCTCTTGAACATGCATCTCAATCATGTTAGGTGTCTCAACTGCAAACAAATCATTCCCACTTTTAGAATACAACTCTAACCAAGTATCAAAGTCTATTGATTCATTACGAAAGGTTGACACATCCCATAACACAAACTCTTGGTCTAACTTATTCAAGTGTATAAGTGCATGAACTCTATGGGTGCCTGGATGCACAATCCACTTATCATTTTTCATGTAAGCTTGTGGAGTTGAGTACAACCCCTTAGTTCTAATCTCATTGATTAACCATATGAGTTTAGTTGCATGGAAGTTCTGATTGTATTCATGAATATCCATCTTCTCTTTGAAGTTCTTTGCAACAACTGGTTCTAAGTCTTTGTGTTTCAGTAGATGTTTTGCATATGTGATATGTGCATCAGGTTTACGTTCCCATTTATTTTCAAGTGCTTCACCTAGTGTTACTAACTTAGGTCTAACATGAAACTCGTCAAAGATGACTCTGAGTTCATCTATATCCTTTTGAGTGTGTAAGTGTTTAATTATTTCCATTTAAGTATTCCTCTACTAACTTTATATCTTTGGGGGAGTCTACTGATAGACCCACATCATCTACATGCACCATCTGAACATCATAACCATTCTCTAAGTATCTCAACATCTCTACACTCTCAGATTTCTCTAAACTCTGCATAGGTAGTTCTCTGAATAGTTTAAGTCGTTCTTTAGAGAATGCATAGAGTCCTAGTTGTTGATAAACGTTTCCATTCTCATGTCGTGGAAAGGGTATACCGAGACGTGAGTAATACATTGCACAATGATATGAATTGAACACTACCTTCACTATATCATTATCCATAACCTTGTAGGGTTCGGTAATCTTGACATATGCATTTACAGTTCCGATATTAGGATTGAAGTATTCAATCATCCTATCAATTGCATCAGGGTCAATCAGGGGTTCGTCACCTTGGATGTTAACATAGATGTCTGCATCAAGTGTATCAAGTGTAAGTGCAATTCGGTCAGTCCCCGTTTCTACATCGTCATCTACCCTGATTACATTCAGGTCATTGTCATTACAGTAGTTCTCAATTCGGTCATCATCCGTAACCACGTAGACTTCGTCTAGTTTCTTCGACAACGATGCTCGGTCATAGACACGTTGTATCATTGGTTGGCCACTAATCATTGCAAGGGGTTTACCCTCGAATCTAGTTGAACCCCAACGGGAAGGTATTAGACCGACTGTATTGATTTTGCTCTGTTCCAACAACATTCTATTTCACCATATCCATATTCTGCAAATATAAAGTCCACACCCGATGCATCTGCACATTCTTTGTCTACTATCATGTCACCAACATAGACTGCATCACATGGACTTGTATTACAATGTGCAAGAGTATATAGTAGTTGGTCAGGTGAGGGTTTACCTCTTAGACCTTCAGTGGGACAACAGATAAAATCAAACTCAACATCTAGTTTAGATAGAATGTCATGTGTTCTATCTTTGTGTTTGGATGTAACGACTGCAATCTTTTTACCTTGGGACTTAAGGTACTTTAAGTGTTGTTCCACACCATCATAGAACTTAATCAAGTCACTGTTTTCTTGAGAGTGGTAATTGTATTCCACCATTAGTTGGTCTTGGTCAGTAAGTATACCCATCTCAGTTAAGATATCTTTAAAGGGTTTACCGATAAGTTTAAAGTATTCCTCAAAGGGTCTACCAGTGTTAAGGGAGTTGAATGACTTCTCCATGTTCTCTTCTGAGTCAATCAAGACTCCATCTAAATCAAATACATATAATGTTTTCATTTCTTTTTTCCTTTCTTAGGTACTAAGTGGTCTTCAGTTAATATTCGGAACCCATACTTTCTATCGTTACAGTATTCATTTGCAGCTGCAAACTTTGCTTGATTGACAACGTAGGTTGCAACTTCGTTGAGGTAACGTTTGGTTTGTCGTTTAGGTTCCTTCGGGGGTTTGAGTTGTTTCTTGGGTTTAACCTCTATAATCTCACGGACTATTTGTCCCTTTGTGGTTACATACTTTATAAAGAAGTCAGGAAAGTATCTATGTACTCTTTTATCAACAGGTGATATGTAAGGAATTACAATTTCTTCACTTCCCCATTCGATAATTGCAGTGTTGTTATCACAATACATCATGAATCTTCGTTCCCAAAGAGAACGATAATAGATTTTTGTAGGGTCTCCTCTATATTTTTTGTAGTTCTTTGGTTTAAACTTCCCACTGTATGACATAAATAACAATACTATATTAACGAATATAACTATTTATACAGGACAAATGCATGGCATCTCTAGACAAACTACTAGGTAAAATTGAAAAAGCTCAGTCAGCAATCAAATCTTTCAAAGGAACAGTATCAAAATTCAAGAATCTAAACTTCAATTCATTGGTTGATGAACTTGCAGAACAGAAAGGTCTTGCAAATAGTATACTAGATGCACGAAGAAGTTCTCTGCAAAGACAGTTGTCTGCAAAGAACACATCCAAACGTGCATGTAAAGGTCTACCTGATGAGAACACTAAGGATTTTATGTATCCACAAGACTTGGATTTTCATGAAAATTATATAACCTTTAAGTCTAGACCTAGAGCATTACAAACAGACTCAGCAGGCACTAACAGTGGAGTGTTGGGTAAACAAGCAGACTTTGAAGTACATCTATACATTCCCGACACACTTCTATCCCAAGCAAATGTTCAATATAAACAAGAAAGTATAGGTGGTGTTAATAGAGTTGTAACTGATTTACTTACAGACCCAGGCAATGTCTTTAGTAATACGGGCAAAGAAGGGATGGCTAATATCGGACTTGCTAGTGCAATGAAGTTTGCATCTACACTAAGTGGGGGTGGAGTTGAAGCAAAAGCTGGTATGGCTATAAATCCTATGAAGGAAATGATGTTTGAGGGTATAGGATTTCGTTCATGGAACTTTACATATGAATTTTACCCTAGAAGTAATTGGGAAGCAGCAGAAATAAACCATATCATTTATGCATTTAGAACTGCTATGTTACCCGACACATTTAATTTTGACTTGTTTGAGGGTGGTAATTCAAGTGCTCAAATGTTCCAAGACCAGTTCTTTAACTACCCCAATATATTTGATATAAGTTTTAACGGCCCGATTAAAGATAGAGTGGATGGGTTTCTTCCAGCAGTTTGCACTAAGTGTGATGTTGACCATACAGGTGGTCAGAAGTTCTCAGTATATGAAGATGGTCAACCTGTTAAATCTACCATGACATTAGAGTTTATGGAAATAAGGTTAATGACACAAAATAATTATCAAACTCTTTCTCCCGTATCTAATAAGGGTGGTCTTCTTAAACTCAAAGAAGGGGGTTCTATAATAGAAGGAGACCGAATGACTCTTGGTGATTTGAAGAATAATTATACAGAACTGGGTACAAGTCTTAAGAAAAATATCGGTGGATTTTTAGGTGACAAAAATATGTCAGGCGAAAATGATGGAGGCACTGGATAATGGCAAATGAATTCTTTAAGAACTTTCCCGATGTTGAGTACACACTTAATGATGGTAAAGTAATATCAATCAAAGACTTTTTCCGAAAGTCTAAAATAGAAACAGAAGCACTCGACAGTTTAGTTTCGTACACTTACTATGAAATACAAGATGGTGAAAGACCCGATGTAGTTGCAACTAAACTATATGGTAATGGTGACTTGCATTGGACATTGTTCCTTGCAAACGAATTTACTAACTACAATGATTGGCATAAAGACAACCAAACCTTTGAGACATACATGAGTGAAAAGTATGAAGGTCAGTACCTAGTCGGAAATGAAACAACAGATATTATAACATCAACCAATAAGTTTTTACTAGGAGAGAAGATAACTTCAACAGGTAAAGAAGCACACGTAGTTAAGGTCGACCCAACTATGAAACGTATTGGTGTTATAGGAAATCAGTTTGATGGTAATGATGTGGTAACAGGAAGTGTTAGTGGTAAGTCAATGACTGTACTTAATGCAATAGAACAGAGAGATGGTATTGCATATTATAAAGACCTCAATGGAGTTAGAAAGAACTTCTTTGAGAATGGGTTCTCTTCTGTATCTTTCTTTGATGAAGAATGGGAAACAAACGAAGCAAAAAGAAGAATAAAAGTGATACGTCCCGAATTGATTTCTGCAGTAGTTAATCAGTTTGAACGTATTATGTCAGTATAAACTATGAGTAGTAATTATAAAGCAGGTGAATTTTTCATTGAGGCAATATCAATTGTTACTCAAGCAGGTGAAGTAGTTGATATAACAAAACTTGTTAATAACTTTAGAATGTATGAAAGTATATACGAAATGTTTACAAGTGCAGACATATCAGTTGTGGATGGAGTTAACTTACTTAAGAATTTTGAGATTGTAGGTCAGGAAAATGTAAGAATATCTGTAAGACAGAAAGAAGGTTTGGAAGATAAGTCTGATAACTCTCAATCTATAGATAGGACATTTAGAATTTACAAAATTCATAACATTCAACGTATAAACGAAACCACACAAGCCTATCAATTTTTATGTCAAGACCCTAGGATGATACAAGTACAGAAGGAAAGAATTTCTCAATGTCTCTATGGTTCTTACAGTGCAATGATATTAGGTATCCTAACTAACAGTATTAAATTAAGAAAAGAAGAGACCGAGGCATGGGTAGACACAATGCCTGCAAACAACCAATTCTTAGCACCCGACATGACTGTTTATAATTGCATTAAACATATGGTTAGTAATGCAAATACTTCTCTAGATGCACCATGGAGAAACTCATGTTTCTTTTATCAAACACTCAATGGTGGTTTTAGATTCCATGATATTGCAGAAATGTATCAAAGAGAACATCCAGTTGTTTTCACTAGAACTCCTAAGAATGTAGATAAAGAGAATTATGATATAAACATAAACTCTCCACGAGGATTGAATACACAAATACTAGACATTCATAGACCACAAGCTTTCGATGCATTAACAGGTGTTACAAGTGGTATGTATGCGTCTACACTTAGAGTATGGAATCCAATAACACAAAGAGTAGAAGAACACATTTACAATATGAAAGATGCATTCAACAGGGATGGTCATATGCATAAACCTTCTGCACATATAGATGTCCAAGAAATTACTGCAACACCTGATGATGCAATAACAACATCAGACCAAAAGTATTCACAAACAGATATTCAACCTGCGGTGAATGAAACATTTGATTCTAAGATTGTTAATGTCGACACCATGGTTCATTCGTATGGTAATGCAACAACACTAGATGCACCACAACCTTTCTTAGGTGAAACATATGATGACAATGGTATACTAGAAAGAAATGCATTGATGCATTTACTTCATCAAAATATGTATACAGTAGTAGTTCCATTTAGAACAGACCTAACTGTAGGGACAATTGTTAAACTTATGATACCTGAACCTGAAACAGATAAACCTGAAGGTACAGTAGATAAGAAGAATGATAATCGATACTTAATAACTGAAATAAAACTTATGGGTAAACCAGCAGACAACCAAGGGACTTTAACAATGACTTGTGTTAGAGAAGGTATATCAAAAGAATTAGAACCGAGTGTAGCAAAATGAGTCAACAAATACACCCGAGAATGATGAGTTTTTATGGAGTCGTAGAAGATAGACATGACCCTATGAAGATAGGTAGAGTTCGTGTTCGTATACATGGAATTCACAATGCAGATAAAACACAAATTGCAACACCTGATTTACCATGGGCCCAAGTTCTACTACCAACAACCTCAGCAGGTCTATCAGGATTTGGAACACAACATGGACTCGTAGAAGGGTCTACAGTATTTGGTTTCTTTAGAGATTCGTCTCAACAGAACCCAATCATTACTGGAACAGTAGCAGGTATCCCACAAGAAGGATGGAAGGTTGACGTTACAGGTAAAGAAGTTGCACGTAGTGTGGAGACTGGGTTCAATGACCCAAGAAGGGTTGGTGAAGGAATCAGTGCATATACAGATACTATTGATGGAGTTGCAACTACTGAAAACCCTAATAGAAGTTGGGGACTAGAAGTAGGATTAGACGATTCTCCTCAGATACCCGAAAGTATATCATTAAATTACTATCCAAAAGCAGACAAGGAAACTGGTAAAACTCTTGAAGCTTCTACTATCACGGAACCAACAACCAAAGAAACACCTTACTACCCATTAGAGTTTGGAGTAAGTGATGTAGACATCCATGCAAGAGGTGAGATAACATATGCAGACAGAGACTTTTCTCTATTAGATAACATGTCTTATGTCACTAAAGCAAAACCAGTTTACCCATTCAATAAAACCCTGAAGACAGAGTCAGGACATCTACTTGAGTTAGACGATACAGTAGGTGCAGAAAGAATATCAGTTGCACATAGGTCGGGAACATTCCATTCAATAGAACCCGATGGGTCACAAATGACTAGAATAGTCAATGACCAATACACTGTAATATGCAAAGACAATGAAGTGCATATCGGTGGTAAAGTAAATGTTGTGATAATGGGTGACTCTAATATTAAGACATATGGTGATGTTAAATTGAAGGGTTATGGTAAAGGTGAGATTGATGTTACAGGAACAATGCTTATTAAGTCAGGTGATAACATGACTATTCAATCTGCAAAAGTATTGTCCCTAAAAGGTCAAGTCGTACAACAAGGATAATTATAATGACAGAAGAAAAGGTAGTTGTTACACCAGGCTTAGTTGTAGCTGAAACTGCAAATGCATTGAAGGTTGTATTACCTACTGCACTTCCATGTCCGACTGAGGACATATTCTCTATACCTTCAGTAGAAGATTTACTAAAACCTCTTTTAGAAATTGCACAACTTCCCGAGAAGTTGGATGCAAAACTAGCTTTGATGAAGAAAGAGAAGGAAGAAGAGATAGTCCTACTCGTCAAGAAGTTAGAGAACCCCGACTTAACTGCAGAGGAAAGAGCTGCAATACTAGAAGAGATAAGAATTGCAGAAGACTATGTTGACAATGTTATTATGGGTGAACTCTTTGAACAGTTCAGAGACATAAAAAAATCTATTGAAAAGTATTTTGATAAATTACAAAAACTACTTAGTCCATATTGGAAAGAGTCCGAAGGGAAGAAAAATTTACAACAGGAACTTACGGATGCTATCGATGAGTTGGTTGCAGATTTTCATATGTATATTCCTAACAAAATATCAGAGTTGATAGGAAAAATTGTACCACTTAGTTTAACCATTAACATCCTAGGTTTATCAATTGATATTGTTAAATTGGTAACTACTCCTTCTTATAGGGATGAGATAACAGACCAAATAGCTGGGAAGAATTTTGTAACTCAAATTATATCTAAAAGAAAACGACTTGCAGAAGTTAACAAAGAGTTAATGAATGCAAAGAACATGACTATAGAACAAATTGAGACATTAGAGAAACAGAAAGAACAACTAGAAAAAGAAATCCTTGCACTAGAAGAAAAGAGACGTGCATGGGTTGATAAGTTTTTTAATTTAGTTCCTGATGCAATCAGGAAGTTTGATGGTAAACTCTCAGAACTTAATGAAGATAGAAAGGCAAAACTCACATGGGACTACATCAAAACAGAAATTAAAGAATGGGTTACGAATGCACATATAAAAGCATTAGAGAAACTTATTGATTTGTTTGATGAGATATGGGACTTACTTGGATTACCCGAGTTACCAATATCATCTATACAAGAACTATTGACAATGGACATACCTGCGTTAATAGAAAAGGTCAAAGCATCCCTAAAGAGAAAGTTTCAAACTACTGCTAGTGAACTTAGAGAAAAGATTGCAGAGATTGATAAGAAACTGGAAACTGAAACCGACCCTGCTACGATTGATAAACTAAACGAAGAGAAGAGAGAACTAGAACAGAAACTTTTAGATGAGAAAGGAAAGTATCTAAGACAATTGGAAGAAGCAGTACTTGGATTTGAGATACCAATTATAGGAATGACCATTGAGGAGATAATAGGAAAGGATACTCGTACTAATTCAACCCTTGAAGAAAGACTACAAAGATTTGAAGAAAGGTTAGTAGACTTCAAAGAGAACTGGCAACAGAAACTTCTCTTTGCATGGGTCAAGTTAATAAAGAAATTCCTACAAGCAATCGGATTAGGTAAGTTAATCGATATGTTATTGTTAACTATGTGTGACTTCCTAAACCTAATTGGAAATCCATTTGCAGCTATGATTACTATACCTAATTTAGATGGTATAATAGATTCATCGACATACAAACCTACAGTTCGTGTTGCAAATAAGGGTGACAGTAGACTAGACTCAACATTAAAGGCCTCAGATGGAACTGCATTGGGTAATTCATTCCCTATCGATGGTAATAGTGGAGATTTATATGTATTTGTTAATGGAGTCAGACAAGTTGAGGGTTCTGCAGACAATGAGTTTAGTGTAGTTGGTAACAATATAGTTATGAACACATTATTAGATGAAGGTTTGGTTGTTTGTGCAATTAAGGTTCCAACTGATTAACGGAGTGTTATAAATAGAAGTATGGCAGTTAATATTAAATCAGAAGGCAAGAATGTTGCAACTCCGAACAGGTATAAAGACTTAGATATTTTCTTTACACCTCATCCAGTCACGGGTGACATAACAGTAAAAACTGATACGGATGCAATAAGACGTTCTGTAAGAAACATAGTCCTAACCAATAAATATGAGAGACCATTTAAACCAAATTTTGGTGGTTCTCTTAGAGACATGTTGTTCGAATTGGACACTATGCCGAAAATTAGAAGGGTAAAAGAACGAATAGTAAAAACTGTAGAAACATTTGAACCTAGAGTTAATAACGTATCAGTAATATTAGAAGAGAGTCAAAATACAAACACAATTAGATGTACTATATTCTATAATATCAACAATAGTGTATCTAATCAGAGAGTAGAATTCACACTAACAAGGGCAAGATAATGGCAGTAAACAGTTCACAAATAAACGTAACAGATTTAGACTTCGATAGTATCTCTGATAATCTTAAAAACTATCTTAAAGGACAGGACAAATTTAAAGACTATGACTTTGAAGGGTCTAGTATGTCTGTTCTTATTGACTTACTTTCATATGCATCACATATTGGTGCAGTGAACACTAATATTGCAGCCTCAGAATTATTTTTAGACTCTGCACAATTAAGAAAGAATGTAGTG